AGGCAAGAGAGATAATTTCTTCGTCTAGATCTTCGTTATTTGCACTAATCCACTCATCAAATTCTTGACGAATTGAATCACCGTTCACAACCTCTTCAAAATCACCACGAGAACAAAGTTCACACATTCGGTTAATTGACCAGTAATATGTGTCATTCACTGTTTTTTTCAAAGTTGCCATAATCTTTACGCATATAACGTCCGAGTATGTTGCTATTATAGTACATTGGTGTCCCGTCGTCAAGCGCTTCCATTAACACATTATGGAGAAACAATTGTTTTGTCTCTTCGTAGTTTACTTTTCCAAGGGTTTTGTGGAGGCTGAGGATTTCTCGTCTGAAAGAAGTTCTGCCAATTTCTCTAATATCTTGTTTAAGTTCTTCAGAACTTCCGTAGTATCGTTTCCAGTCTGACTCGCTTGTGACTCTTCTCTTTCCTCCTCTGGGTTTTCTCTTCTGGTAAAAGTACTTTCTTCCGATGTAGGATTTCTGCGTGGTGGTATTGGTGATGCGATAGACGAACCCATAGTAATCCCCAATATCATCAGTGGTAAAAGGAGAACCTTCGTAAATCCAAGGGTTTTCATAATCAACTTCCATCCTATAAAGATCATTTCTTTATATAGACAGATTTTTATAACTTAAATCCTGAGAATGTATCTTTCTTTACGTCTTGTTTAATACCACCGACAATGTAGGACTCTACCTCTGTCTCCTGTGGTGCAACTTGTAATCCTTTAGAACTAATCCAATGCTCTGTCCAAGGTAATGGATTATTCTTTGCAGGAATATCATAAATTGGTTTTAATCCAATCGCACGTATTCTACGATTTGCTACCCACTCAACATACTGTTGTAATAACTTATCATTCAATCCAATCATTGAACCATCTTTAAAGAGATATTCTGCCCATCTCTTTTCTTCATCAACAGTATTCTTAAATGCTTGAATCAACCATTTCTCTTCTTCTTTTACAATCTCAACCATTTCTGGGTCATCACCCTTTCTCCAATTGTTTAGAATGTTTTGGGTGATTGCAAGGTGTTGGTTTTCATCTCTTGCAATGAGGGATATAATTTTTGCACTTCCCTCCATAAGTTTGAGTTCACCGAAAGCGAAACTGCAAGCAAAAGACACATAAAAACGAATACCCTCAAGGATGTTAACATTGGCAACTGCACGATAAAGTTTTCTTTTTAATTCTTTTCTCTCGATTTGAGCAGAGGTATGATCTCTCCAACCATCTTTCCACCAGTTACCTGTGTCGTACTGATGTGCTGTATTTACAAAAGAATCATATGAACCAGTTACATTTGCAGCACGTTCTAATATTCTTTCATCTTCAAGTATAGTATCAAACACCTCACTTGGATCTGAATACACATTCTTCATAATGTATGTGTATGAACGAGAGTGAATCATCTCCATCAACTGCCATACATTCATACATGCTTCTAACTCAGGTAGAGAACAATATGGTGCAAATGCCATACCAGGTGCACGACCCTGTACAGAGTCAAGCATCACTTGATACTTCAAGTTTGATGTAAAGATGTGCTTCTGTTCTGGTCTTAATGATTGATAATCACCACGATCCTTTTGTAAAGACACCTCTTCTGGTCTCCAGAAATATCCTAACTGAGATTTAGTTAAGTTCTCAAATGCAGGATACTTATAAGAATCATATCTCTGAACACCTAAAGGTGCACCAAAAAACATTGGTTGCTTTTTAGTATCAACTTTTTGTGTGTTGAATACAGTCATAGAATCAACCACTTTTTTCTCCATAGAATCTTTCTTAAATTGCACAGCTTTCACAAGTCTCCTCTTGATCCGTCGAGCACATAATGTCCTCGATTAAGTTGTCTAATTGTACACCTGGTGTTTCAGCATCACTCTCAACCTCATCTGTTTTAACATCATAGGTGTTCTGATAGTAAGATGTTTTCCAACCGTACTTATATGTAGTTAAAAGATCTTGTGCCATTACACTTGTTGGAACTTCAGAACCTTCAAAGTGTTGTGGATTATAAGACCAGTTTCCAGAGATTGCTTGGTCAAAGAACTTCTGCATAACTGCAACAATATTAATATATCCTTTATTGGACTCCATCTCCCACAACAATGTGTAAGCATTCTTCAAAGACCCATACTGTGGAACAATCTGCTTAAGAGGTCCTTTCTTTGATTTTTTAATGGACAAGTACCCTCTAGGTGGCTCGATTCCATTTGTGGCATTTGACACAACGGAACTGCTCTCCGAAGGCATCTGTGCGGACAGTGTTGAGTTCCTGACTCCGTATTCCAAGACAAGTGCTCTAAGAGATTCCCAATCATGATTCAATTTATTAGGAACAATTTCATCTATATCTTTTTTATAAGTATCAATCGGTAATATACCCTGTGCGTATTTAGTACGATCAGAATATTCACAAGCACCTTTTTCTTTTGCAAGGTTTACTGTGGACTTAATTAGATAATATTGGAATGATTCTGTTAAGTCATGTACTATTTGCCATGCCTTTGGATCATCATATTTTACACCTTGCTTGGCAAGATAGTGTGCGAGTCCAATGTATCCGACACCAAGTGAACGTCTTGCTCGTGTAGCGATCTCTGCTGCTTTGACGGGATAACCTTGAAAATCAATGAGTTCATCAAGACTCCTAACACTAAGATCACAAAGAGTTTCAAGATCTTGAACATCCCTAATTTTTCCAATGTTAATAGCGCTAAGAATGCATAAAGCAATTTCACCATGTTCGTCATCAATATGTTGTACTGGTTTTGTTGGTAGGGTAATCTCTTGACACAAGTTACTCATCTCAACCTTATCAGTAAATGATGAGTGAGAATTACAGTGGTCAATATTCATTATATAAATTCTACCTGTTTCTGCTCTTTCTTTCAAGAGGTCAAGTATCAGTTCTTGTGCATCTACCTGTGTCTTAGGAATAGAATCATCATTCTCATACTTTACGTATAACTCATCAAAAGACTCTGTACCAAAACTATCGTAAAGCCCTGCCACATCATGAGGAGAAAAAAGAGTAATCTTTTCATTGTCAATAAACCTTTGATAAAATAATGCACTTAATTGAATTGAGTAATCTAACTTTCTTACTCTGTTATCTTCTGTTCCTTTGTTATTCTTTAATACAAGTATATCTCTTATTTCTTGGTGCCAGATTGGGAAGTGGACAGTTGCTGATCCACCACGGATGCCATTTTGAGTGCAGCATCTGACAGTGCTTTCAAACTTTTTGAGGAACGGGACAACGCCTGTGTGTTGAACTTCACCACCCCTGATTTTAGCGTTGATCCCACGGATTCTACCTGCGTTGATACCAATCCCAGCCCTTTGTGCGACATAACGACCAATGGCCATATCACTACTAAAAATACTATCCAAGGTGTCGTCAATATCAACCAGAACGCAAGACGCAAACTGCCGAAGGGGTGTGCGGACTCCGCCCATGATTGGTGTTGGGATGTTGATTTTGTGTCTGGAAATTGCATCGTAATACTTTTTAACGTAATCTAATCTTATGTCTTTTGGATACTTGGAGAAAATAGATGCTGCAATCATCATGTACATAAACTGTGGTGTTTCGTGTACTGAACCTGTGCTTCTATCTTGTACAAGATATTTATCAACCACTTGTCGAAGACCTGCATAAGTAAACAGATAATCCCTATCGTGGTCAATGAATGACTCTAACTTAGAGTATTCTTCTTCATCATATAAATCAATCAACTCAGGGTCATATACACCCCTCTCAACAGATTCTATAACGTGCTCACGCACCTTTGGTACATCATAAATGCGTCCAAAGATTTGTTTGCGAACTGAAAATAATAATAATCTTGCAGCAACAAATTGATAATTGGGATGATCCAAATCAATCAAGTCACTCGCAGAACGAATTAATATTTCCTGTATCTCACCTGTAGATATACCATCATAGAATTGTATACCTGATTGTATCTCAACCTGACTTGCAGATACTCCTGCAAGACCATTACATGCTTCTTCTACCATTACATGCATTTTTTCTAGGTCGAGTGGTTGTATTGAACCATCTCTTTTTACAACTTTAGTTCCGTTGCTCATATCTTTTTCCAGTTGTTAAATTTTACTTTTGCTTCTAGACCCGAATATGTATTCGATTTTAATAATGACATTATATCATGTCCTGCAAGTGCCATATCATTTATATCCTTTTCAACTAGTTCAGTTGGCCAGATAATGACTTGCTCTCCTCTGTCAATTGTGTTGGATATTCGTTTGACGATTTCTCTGTTGCGAGGTTCGTTATCAAAAACCCAAATATGACTGCTCCAACCAAACGACCCAATATCAAGATCGGAGCCGCACATAGCAACCGAGTTTTCCACGAAGGTGGAATCAAACGGTCCTTCGGTAATGTAGATTGGTTTTGTTTCATCTATTTTATCTAATCCGTATATTTTAGGAGCATCTTCATTAAGCATGACAGTAATATATTTAACAGAATTAGGACCTAGACTTCTGCCTTGAAATCCAATCAGGTTTTTTTCTGTATCATGCAGTGGTATTATAACACGACTTTCATCCCTATGGATAGTGTGAAAGGTCTGTTTATGTGTGTTTGTCCACTTTTGAAATTCTTTTGTAAAGTAAAAGTTAGAAGGATCTATTTTTCTCTTTTCAAGATATTTTGTGGCGATAGGAATATCTGATGCTCGTGGAAGATCTAAACTCTTCTTGAACACAGGTTTCTTAAAATCAAACTTTGGTTCTTCAAAGATTGATCCTTTGCCAGTATTTCTTGTCTTAAACTTCTCAAAGATATATTGTTTATAAAGCACTGGGTCGAGTGACTTTATAAAATTACTGAATGTTGATGAAGCACCACAGTTATGACACTTAAAGTTCATATCTGCTTTAACAGGATACAAGTATCCCCTTGCTTTATTCTTGTGTTTTTGAGAGTCACCACAGACAGGGCAACGAAAATTATATAAATTTGCCTTCACCTTTTTAAATTTTTGCAAACGTGAAGACACCAAGCCTATGTACTTGGAATCAATTATATCCATGTGGATATTGTTACTGTGTTTGTATTATACTTACTTCCTGCGGTATTGTCAATGACTTCATAAATCTTTGTCCTATCGGTGACACTAGGAAACTTATAATTGCTATAGACCCTGCAATAGTCCACATCTTCTTTTCTATTGTCCTTAATCGGGCATCTACTAGCATTATATCTCTCTCACATCCTTTTTTAATATCTGCTGCGTGACGATCTAATTTCTGGTCTACTTGCTCTATCTTTTCAAATAGAACTGCATCTATACGATCTTGCTTATCTAACTTCTCATTATGAACCGCAAGAAGTTGACCCATCTTCACAGAGTTATCCTGTAAAGACTCAACAACT